TTAGTAAAGAGGTCATTTTTAAGATTGGATGGGGCTGATAAATTTGGAGTACTATTTGGAGTACTATTTTTATTACCATGTGTTTCAGCAGTAATGATTGATGTAATTCAGAATGGGTCTGGAATGTGGTAATATGAAGTATACTATACACATTGGTGATAAACCTATCGTTTTAGAACATGATGATTTAGATTCTTCTATTAATGTAGATGAGCTTACAAAGATTGATGTTGGAAATGTTTATGGAGATGCTGTAACTATATCAGCTGCTGTAAATAGAATTGGACTGCTCAAAGCAGAAGTAGAAGCTTTGATGGCAACTACCAAGTTAGAATATAAGATATATGAAGGAGAGTATAAAGCCAAGTTAAGAAAGCAGGCTGCAAACAACTCTGGATTCTATTTGGTGAGAGTAGATAACGAAGATGTCAGAGTAAAATTATCTGAGACTTCATTAAGTAGCTCATTTGAGATTGATCCTAAATGGATTGAACTAAAGAAAGCATTCATTACTGCAGAGAAGAATTTCAATGCACTAAGTAGTTTGTATTGGGCTTGTCAAGATAAAAGTAGAAAATTAAATTCATTAGTAAATGGAGTAACTCCAACTGAATTCGTTGAAGAGATGATTCAAGGAAAAGTTAATGGAATATTAATTACAAAATAAAAGAAAAGAATGTACCCAAGGCATACATTCTGAAAACTAGAAGACCTTCAGTATTAATCGTGGCATAAGTAAGTCCACAAAAAACTATATATTATGGGATTAGGATCAGTAAATGACAACAAAAGATCAACATTTTTAACTATTGCAGGTGGGTACATCTGGGATAGAAAAGCTGACTCAAGTAATGCAAACTTTGCAACACAAGAGTTTAACAGAGCTGATGGAACAGTAGGTGAAAGAGCAGGAGCTCGTTACGCAGACTTGACTGGATTAGTTACAAAAGTAGAATTTAGAACTCATCCACAGTACGGAGAGAACTTAAATGTTACAATCGAATCAGAAGGTGAGGCTTTTATCTTATCAATATCTACAAATAATAGATATTCACAAGATATGATGAAGTGTTTATTAGTTGCAGATTTAAGACAACCGATTTATGTTAAGCCTTACGACTTTGTAGGGAATGACAAAAGAAGAGCAATGGGTATTTCATTCAGACAGAATGGAGAGAAGTTAACTCTTAGAGTGGAAGGAACTCCAACTCAAGACAGTGCTTGGTTCAAGACTGCAGGATCTAAGAATATCAAAAGATTCTTCGAAGATTTGAATGAGTGGTTTGTAAATGAGGTAACTGCTCAGGTAGTAGGAAATCTTGATGCTTTAAAGCCAGCACCAGTTGCAAAACCAAAACCAGTAGCTAAAGTAGCAGAAGCTGCTCCAGTTGCTAAAGTAGAAGAGGGAGATTTAGATTCTCAACTTGATGCTTTATTAGGATAATTATAATAAGGGGATTGTTAATTCAGTCCCCTATATTATTTAACATTAAAATTATACACCATGGAAAAAAGATACTACGTATTGAAAGCTGGTAATTTTAAGCAAGAAAAGAAGTCAGGTCTAAAAGATAAATGGACTGATGGAAGATGGGCTAGATTGCTAAGTGCTGGAGGAGCTAAGAAAAGCTTCACAGAAAACAGAGGAGAAGTTATTGTGCATGTTCAAGATGGAACTAAGATCCTATATCAAAAAGGATGGGGATCAAAAGTAGATAAGGAGCAAGTATGGATAGCCGATTTCAAGAAAGATAAAGGAAGATTTTTTAAATTCAAATAAATGAAAGATAAATTAGCAATAATATTTAATGATGCACATCTCAAGACTGGGAATGAGCAAGATGTAATACACTCTGTAAAGCATATGTTAAAGTATGCCAAGAAAGAAGGTATTGCTAATTTGATATTTGCTGGAGATTTATTTGATAGTAGATCGTTTCAAAGACAAAGTGTTTTACATGCTTTTGATGAAATATTAGATCTAATAAATAAAGCTGGATGCACTTTGTATATATTTCCAGGAAACCACGATAAGACAGTTTATGCTTCTTATGATAGTTTCTTAGATGTATACAGACATTATCCAAGTGTAGTTTTCAACAGAGAATTATCTGTTATCGAATTAGATGGAGTTACAATTACATTGTTGCCATTCTTTTCAGATGATATGTTGATTCCAATGTTGGAAGAAGCAAAGCCTACAGATGTGTTGATTAGCCATTTTGAAATGGCAGGATCTACTCACTTAGGAAAAGTTTCTGTAAAAAGTACAATTAATAAAAAACTTTTGAGTAAGTTTACCAAAACTTATTTAGGACATTATCACAATCATCATGAAATAAGTAAAGACATCGTTCATCTACCTTCATTAAGACAAAGTAACTTTGGTGAAGACGAGAACAAAGGATTTGCAGTATTGAATAAAGATTTGTCGTATGAACTAATTAAGGGTGATTTTAAGAGCTTTAAGAAAGTAACTATTGATATTAATAAAACTACAGCAAAGCAATTAAAAGAATTGATTACAACTTATGAAAATAGCTCAAACACTATTCGTTTTGAATTTGTAGGAGATGAAAGTAAGTTAAAGGCTCTGGATAAGAGTTTGTTTAATGGATCCGGAATTGATGTGAAGATTAAGTATGATGTTAAGTATGACTATAAAGATGATCAACTAGCATTACCAACTGTGATTGAACATTATGGAGAGGAGCAAGTTAAAGATGCTTTTAAGAGTTTTTGTAATGAAAAGGGATATGAATATCAAGAAGGTATTGTATTATTAAATGAATATTTAAAGAGATAAATATATGAGCAAAGGAATAAAAAATGCACTAGCTGCCTTAGAGAAAAGATTTGGAGAATCAGTTGTAATGAAAATGAATGAAGCAAACACTTCAATAGAAACATTTTCATCTGGAAGACCAAGTTTAGATTCTAAGTTGGGTGGTGGATATGGAGTAGGTAAGATCGTTGAGATTTATGCTGAATCGGGATGTGGAAAGACTGGACTAGCTTTAGAAGCAATTGCAAGTATGCAATCAAGTGGAGGAATTTGTGCAATCATTGATGCTGAGCATGCTTTGAATACAGAGTACTGTGAACAAATTGGTGTTGATATTGATGCACTTTATATTTCACAACCTACTTATGGAGAGCAAGCATTTGAAGCTATTAGAGCATTAGTTAACACTGGTGAAGTAAATTTGATAGTAATAGATTCAGTTGCAGCTATGATTCCAAAAGCAGAATTAGAAGGTGAAAGTGGAGAAGCTAAAATTGCATTGCAGGCTAGAATGATGTCTCAAGGTATGAAGTTAATTACTGGAGCAGCATCTGATAACAAATGTACGATCATATTCATTAATCAATTGAGAAAAACTATTGCAATGTATGGACCAAGTGAAACCACAGCTGGTGGTAAGGCTTTAAAATTCTATGCAACACAAAGGTTAGAGATTAAGAATAGAGGACAGATCAAACAAGGAGATGAAACTATTGGATTCAAACAACAAATCAAAATAGTTAAGAATAAAGTTGCAGCACCATTTCAAGTGTATGCAGAAGATATCATATATGGAAAAGGAGTAGACAATACACAAGGTTTTGTTGATGCTTTAGTATATGAAGAAATACTTTTAAAGGCAGGAGCTTGGTATAAGTATGATGGAACTAATATTGCAAAAGGGATGAAAAATCTTAGAGCAGCATTAGAAGATAATCCTGATTTGCAGGATGAACTACAAAGCAAGTTAGATGCTTTAAGAAAATAAGTATAAAGATCGGACCCAGACGAACTGGGGATTAAAATTAAAATAGAGTAAAAATGAAAAATTTAGTATTAGTATTAGTATTAGTGTTTACATTCGGATTAACATCATGTGAACAAGACGTAATTGAATCTCCACAAAGTGAGTGTTCACAAATCAATGGATATTACGAAAACCTAACTGCAGGATTAACTCCTCAAGAGGCTTCGTTATATATTCAAGAATGGCAAGATGCTTTGAATGCAGCAGGATGTCCAAGTTTGGATACAATATAATTAAAAAGAATTGGGTGAGTCTTAGAGCTTAGGCATTTGATTGCTACACCCAACTAAGAGTACCAAAAAATATACATATGAGATTAGATAGAGCAGTAGTAAAAAACTTTTTAACTTATGAGAATCTGGATTATAACTTTTCCAGAAATCCTCTATTAGTACAAGGTAGAAATTTAACAGAAGAAGATCAGGAATCAAACGGATCCGGAAAGTCTGGTTTGTTTACAGCAATTGAGTTTTGTATTACAGCTAGTAATTCTAGAGATGTAAGAGATAACGAATTAGTTATGTTTGGAGAGAAACAAGCAAATGCTGAATTGTATGCCTCATGTGATATTAGAAAAGAACAATTACATATAGCTTGGCTAATTAAAGTAAAAGGATCCAATGTACTAACACTTAAAAAGAAATCGTACGATGGAGAATGGGAAGAGATAAGTTTCTCAAATGTAAATGATGGTAAGAAGTATATCATGAATTGGTTTGATATTGAAAAAGAAGACCTATTCAACTATTACATTATTAACAAGAGTAGATTTAAAACTTTCTTTAAAGCTAGTAATAAGGAAAAAGTAGAGTTGATAAACAGATTTAGTGATGCATCGATTATTGATGGACTAGATAAAGTTGACAATTCTGAGTTACAGTTAGAATATGATACTATCAAATCTAATATAGATAAAGTAGTTGGAAAGGTAGAATTCATTACTCAACAACTAACTCAAGAGGAAGAAGTAATTGATGAGAGTCAATTAGTAAAAGACATTCAAGATAAGATCTCACAAGTAAATGACGATAAGTTAGATGTACAAGATGAGATTAAAGAGTTTGACCAAAAGAAGTCAGATGATGCTAAATTGTTAAAAGATGCTGAAGGTAAATTAGCAGCAATAGACGTTAAGGTATCTATGGCTCAAAAGGCATTTGATAATTACAAAACACAATTAATAAGTACAACAGATCAAGAAGATCAAATTGACACATTGTCTACAAAGCAATTGAAGGTAGATAAGTTACTCAATGAATTAGATATAGAATTATCTGGATCCATTGAATGTCCTAAATGTTCTTATGAATTTGTATTAGATTCTAAACATGGATCCATTGAACAAGCTAAACAAAAACAGAGTCAAGCGTGTGAGATAAGAAAAACTATTTCAAGTAAGATTGACCAGTTAGATGTTGAGATTTCAAATATACAATCTTCTAATAAAGAACAAGAAGATAAGAGACAGAAGTTAAGAGATGATCTAAACCAAGCTTCAACTCAATCTCAATCTTCATCAAGACAAGTACTAAGATATGAAAAACTTATTGCTGAGCACGATAAAGATATAGCAGACTGTAATAATGATCTAAAACAATTTGATCTAGATATCAAGCAATTGAATATAGATATTAAGAATGTAGGATCCACAAAGCCAAACAATAAAGAAAACTTTGAAGAGCAGTTATCAAAACTCTCAACAGAGCAGAAGGATCTTGAAGAGGAGTTATCTACAAAAGGAGATGAGATCTATAAGAGGAATCAATGGGCCAATAACTTTAAACAGTTTAGAGCTCATCTTGCAAACCAATCATTGGAAGCAATAGAATTTCACATGAATAGATATTTAGATGGAATGGATTCAGATTTGAAAGTTAAGATGGAAGGATTTAAACTTCTTGCAAATGGAACATTCAAAGATGAGATTACAGCTAAAATTATTAGAACAGTTGAAAGATCGTTCAGTAGCTTCTCAGGAGGTGAACAAGGAAGACTTTTATTTGCAGCAATACTTGCAAATAGACATATGTTAAATAGTACTCACAAATATGGTGGTTTAGATTTCTTATCTATTGACGAAGTATTTGAAGGAGTAGATTCTTTAGGATTGAAAAAATTAGTAAAGAGTGCTAAACAATTAGATATTTCTGTTATGATTATTACTCACGTTACAGATGAAGAAGTAAGTGATGATATATTATTAATTGAAAAAATAAATGGAATAAGTTATGTCAAAAAATAAAACTATATACATAGGAATAGATCCTGGAAAGCAAGGTTTCATAGCCATAATAAAGGACGAAGAGAACATCTTTTTCCCTATGCCATATGAAAGACTAGAAGGCAAGTCAGTATTCTGTGAGAAGTGTTTAAAACCTCTTGTAGAAGAGATTAAAGACTTGTGTGAAGGATATGAGATTAAAGTAGGTATTGAGCAAGTAGGTGGTAGAGGAGGTTGGAGTGCAACAAATAACTTCAACTTTGGATACACAGCTGGATTGCAAAAACTTATGATGATTATGATTGATGCTGACATATTAATGGTTAGACCTGCAAAATGGCAATCAGTAATGAGAAAGGGCTACGACAACATAAAGAAAGCTAGCTCTACTGGAAAGACTATGGTTAATGATTCAAAAGCAATAGCAGAGTTTATTGCACTAACAGAATGGCCAGAGATAGACTTTAGGAAAAGTACAAGAGCTAGAAAGAATGATGACAATAAAATTGATGCATTTTTAATTGCTCAATATTTAAAAAGAATAGATGGAAAATAGAACATTCTATATCGACAAGGTCAATAAGACTATTAACTTAACTTTTGATTTCGATCACAGTATAGTTAATAGGATTAAGGCTTGTGATTATAATACTAGATTCAATCCAGAATTTAAACAATGGATCATTCCAATTACTGAATATTCTAAATCAAGAGCTTTGCAATTGATTAGAGATTTTGACTTTAAACAAGTTGAACAGATAATAGAAGAAGATGTAGTAGTTGATTACAAACAGACTGAAGTTGATTATGCTTATTTAAGAGGACTATGTGACTCAAGAGGATTTACATATGAACCAAGAGATTATCAAATTGAAGCATTAGGTTATGCATTAGAGAAAGGAAACATCATTAATGGAGATGATGTAGGACTTGGTAAGACATTTGAAAGTATAATGTATGCTGAGACTACAAATTCATTTCCATGTTTAGTTGTTGTTCCTGCTTCTGTAAAATACAATTGGCAAGAAAAGTGGTTAGAGATTACTGGTAACAAAAGAAGTGTTGCAGTAATAGAATCTAAAGAAACTAAGAAAAGAGTAAATGATTGGAATGCAGATGTAGTAGTTATTAATTATGACATCATTGGTAAGAAGCAAGGAAAAGGAGCTACAGTTAAGTTTGCTGAATTAGCCGATACTGAATGGTCGATGATTATATTTGATGAAGCACATTTCTTAAAAGAGAAGACTTCTCAAAGAGCAAGGGCTGCTAAGAAGATTACACAAGGAGATATGAAGATCCAAATGTTAACTGGAACTGCTGTAATGAGTAGACCAGTTGAGCTTTGGAATTTATTAGTTTTAGCTAAACAAGAAAAGAAGATAGCAAAAGACTGGATGCACTTCATAACTAGATACTGTGGTGGATATAGAGGTAAATTTGGATGGGTTACAGATGGAGCTACAAATACATTAGAACTGAATAGAAAGCTCAGAGAGGTGTGTTATATACGTAGAGAGAAGAGAGATGTACTCTCTGAATTACCTGATGTAACAAAACAAGTTATTCAAATGCCAATTACAAATCTTGCAAAGATCAAAAGAGCTTTGACAGACTTCATAGCTTTTGTTAAAGAGACTAAAGGAGAAGAGAGTGCTGAGAAAGCTCAAGAGGCTGAACACTTAGTTGCTTTAGGAACTATGAGAAAATTAGCTATTGAAGGAAAGCTAAAAGCTGTTGATTTATATCTTAGGGATTGGAAACAAGCTGAGAAAGGTAAATTATTAATCTTTGGAATTCATAGAGAAGGACTTGATTATCTATCTGAAAAATTCAAAAGCAAATTAATTGCTGGTGGAATGAGCAGTAAGGTAAAACAAGAAACAGTTAAGGAGTGGGTAGAGAATGATAATATGTTTCTATTTGCAAATATGCAATCAGCAGGAACTGGAGTAGATGGATTACAACATGCATGTTCAAATATGCTAATTCTAGAACTACCTTGGAGACCGAGTGATTTAACTCAAGCAATTGGAAGATTGGATAGGAGTGGACAGAAAGAACCAGTTACAGTTTCTTTTATGTTAAATGATGATACAATAGATAAAGAGATGTTTGAAATGATCTCAGATAAGGAGCTAGTAACTGAAGCAGTAAACAAAGGTGTTGATATTCGAAAGAATAAGTCAGGATTAAAG